CCTGAATTAATTTGATAAACACCATCTACTCCTGAGCCACCATTACCAGTATCACTAGAATTAGCTGATACAGCATTTCCATTAGAATCTTTTGCGGTAAATGTATAAGTATCAACATCTGCAACAGATGTAATTTGATATTCTTGATTTAAAACAGCAGCAGTAATGTTACCTCCGCTACCCAAAGTAACAGCTCCTGCTATTGTTACAAAATCTCCTTCAAGTGCTCCATGATCATCATCTGTAGCTGTTATTGTAGAGCCATTTGCTACTGAAGCAGAAAATACAATACCATTAGTGGTTGTTGCTCTAATAGGATTTATATCGTAATAAATATCTCCATTAAGAACATAAAGTTTTTGATGAGTGCCTAATATAATAAATTGATCTCCATCAATAGATTTGTATGGATACATTTTTCTACAAGTTCCTAAGAAACTTCCTTCTGCAAATTTATCCCAGCCACCTATTCTTTCAGGTTTGCCTTTTCTAAACCTTACTTTGTCGGCATCAAACCAACCATATTCGTTACTGTAGTTAGTTCCTTCTTTATTAATTCCAGGTTTAAAAATATATTTTGCTAAAGGCATTAGACTTCACTCCAATCTTTTGCTTCAAACATTAATGCTTCTGCTTCTCTTCTTCTTACTAATCCTTCTTTTACTTGACCATTAGCTTTGTTCCAGCGTTTCATTTGTGCTGGAACTTCATCGTGTTTACCTTCATTTAATACTCTTAGCATAGTGCTAGAGTTTAAATTTGTTGGTCCTAAGTTATATGTCCAAGAAACTAAAGAATCAAATTCATTTTGTTTTAAATCTACTTTAACTGCTATATCTACATCATTACAATATTCTTGTAACTCATGAACTAACATAGACTCTGCTTCTTCTTTTGTAATTACATCGTTTTCTTTTACATCTTTAGTATGACCATAACCAATAGTCCATACACCTGCAGCACATTTGTATGCTTCAAGCTCACAACCTTCAAACTTTTTAATTAATGATATGCCTTCTTGCGATATATTCATTAGTCTTTATCAGGTGTGTTTGAAGCACCAAAGTAAAAACTAATTACAGCACTCGCCAACCCACCTAAGTAACCAAGCACTAAGTTAATTAATGCTTCGCTGTTTTGCTCTGGTGGTTGTAATGTTACTAAAAAAATGTAACCCATAAATCCACCAACAATAACTATGCCCATAATCCTAGCAGTCCAATCTTTGCTAAACTTACCACGAGCGTCTTGTTTGTCTGCTACTTCTAGCTTAAATACATCTACTTCAAGCTCTTTCATTTGTAACTCGAAGCCTTGCTCTGCTTTTTTAAGCTCTAGCATCTGCTCTGGGGTAGCTGCTTGTATTGCTTTATTAATAGATTTTGGGTCTGATTGGCAACCAAGTACTCCAGCTATAACTGATGCTGCCTGACCACCTAATGGTCCACCTAATGCTGAACCAAGCGTAGGAGCTAAAGCACCTACAACATTTTTAATTAAACTAAATTTCATATAATTATCCGTTTAAAGGATTGTCATCCTTGTTTTCTATTTTATTTATATTTTTTTCTAAGAACTGTAAGTCAGCCTTTATGGTAGCTATGTCAGTTTTAATTTCTGTAACATCAGGTATTGCCAAGCTATCTATAGATTTATTAATGTACTCTACAGATGTTTCTATTGCTGCAAAGCGTTCTTCAATAAGCTGTTGTGCTGATTCAGTATCACCTATGCCACCTATCTGAGCTTCAAGGTTATCAATTCTATTAACATAGGTTGCTCCTGTGTAGCCAAACCCAGCGAGAGTTGTAACTATTCCTGCAAGAGCTATTAGTTGTGTTGTTTTATTTTCAAACCAATTCATAGCTATCTCCAAATATTAGGTTGATCATTCATCATCTGACTTAAACCTTTTAAATTATCATTTACCAGTCCATAGAAAGCACTGGTGTTGTCATTTAGTGTAGCAGATGAGTATATAGATTGACTAGAATACCAGTCTGTAGCATCAGACATAACTATTTTTTCATAATTATTAAATGCAGGAACATAGCCTATTAAAGCTATAAGTTTTGACTCATCTCCATACTTACCTGTTTCTTCTTGTTGTTGTTCTTGTTCTTCTTGTTGTGCTTCTATATTTGCAGCAATAATCTTATCTGCTATTTGATCTGCTTCTGATGTTGTATTTATGTCTGAAGATGCAATGTTTATTTCTGCTTCAACTGAAACTACAGCTACATTTTGTACAACAGTAGAACCACCTACTGACACATTATCATTGCTCATAGTATTGGTTGTTGATGAGGTTTGAATACCTGCGGTACTAGACATAGATAGAACTTGATTTGTTTGTGCAGAAGCACTGGCATATTGATCTGATGAACTAGGAGAACTTGAAGTGCTTATTCCACCTGAGCTGTTTTGAGAAGATTTATTTGAGCTAATGTTAGTAGTTGCACTAGAACTTTGAGAGCCACCAGTAGCTTGTGAGTAACTCTGATTTGCAGTTTTTACTCCATTTCTTACTACATTAAGAGCTACAACCATTAATTTGTTTTTACCAGTAGGAGATTCATTTTCTACTGCTGCAAATTCTTCTTCAATTATATCTAATGATTCTTCTGCTACTTCTTCTCTTTCAATTCGTTCTTCTTCTATCTCAGCTTCTACCAATCTTTCTTCTATTTGCTCAAAGACTTCTTCAACTACTTCTTCTTCAAATACTTCTTCTATAAATTCTTCTTCAGGTTCTTCAAGTTCTGCAAATTCTTCTTCTCTATCTCTTGTTTCTTCTTCAAACCATTCTTCTAGTTCTTCTACATTAGTAAACTCTATAAATGTTTCAGGCTCACTAAAATCTTCTACCATAAATGTTTCTTGAAATAAAAATTCGTCTAATAACATTTGATCTTGATGTTGTTGATCTTGATGTAAATCCCAAGCATCCATTTGTACATCTAAGTCATCATAAGAAGTAACGGCAGAAGTATTAAAATCAATCATGCCATCATCACTAAAACTTATATCATTGCCTAGCCAGTCATCTACTTGTTCTTGACCAAACTGGTCTACATCTAATGCGTACCAATCAGCATCAGTAAATTCTGAACAGTTATTTTGATAGCATGGATCATTGGGGTCTAACCACTCGTCAAATTCTTCGTCATACCACATATCTTCTTCAGAGAATCCATAGTCTGTTTCTTCATCAAAGTAAGCTACAGAGTCTTGTTGGTTATACCCTCGGCAAAAAGGTGCATATTGTGGGTCTTGATCGCATTGTTGATCGTCATACGCTTCCCAATATAAAGGGCAAGACTCATTATAAAGCTGAGTGATATTACATTGTTGTGTTTGATAGGCTGCTGCATAACCACTACATCCTGCATTGTTTAAAGGATCGCTACAATCTATTGCATTACCTGTGCCAGAACCATACAAAGAGCCACCACTTTCTAGTAAGGTATTAGAAGATGAGCTATTCCATGTTCCGCTTACGCAATTACTAGCATTGGTTGAGCCTGTAGAACATTGATCGTAAAACAAGTATTGATAAACTTGAGAGCTTCCGCTACCTATCTCACCAATAAGCACGTCATGTTTAGTAACGTCCAATGCACCATATCTAAATTCAAAGTTATCATCACGCCAAAGTATGACCTCAAAACTGTTATCTGAACCAGAGTTAGCATACTCTTGCATATCATACCAACCGAACACCGTCTTATCATCAAAGCTTTTGGCTAACATTTTAGAAGCGTTGTCCCTTATTAGATCAGTCCAAAAGGGTACTAAAGTATAAGTAAACTGATTGGTTAATGGGTCAGGGGTATAGTCGTTACAAAAAGCTCCTGAAGTCTTAAAGTGCAAACAGCCATTGGTAGCCATTCGCCCCTGTGTAAACTCTTGTCCATAAAAATCAAAAGTAAAACCTAGATTAAACGCATTAGAAACCTGGTCATCACCAACAGTAAATACTGTTGTTCCTGATTGATTGGTAAGGTTTATTAAAGCCTGATTGGCTTCATAAACATATGTACTAGATACATTAAGACTTAGTAGACACGCTACTGCGTAGCATAAAATTCTTTTTTGCATTGTTTGTTTGTTTTGGTTTTTCTTGTATAGATAACTTTGACACCACTAACTATATCTTTGTTTAAATTTTCTCTATTCGGATTAGAGTCATTAGTGCATTCTTTAATAAATTCTGCTTCGGCATCTTCTACATCAGGTCTTTTACTAGCATTGGCTGCCCATTCTGCTTTTGCTTCTTT